CAAGGTGACGCCGTCAAAATGGAGTCCCTTACCCTCGCGTTCGCGCAAATGAGCAGCACCGGCAAGTTGACCGGCCAGGACTTGCTGCAGATGATCAACGCCGGCTTCAACCCGCTCGAAGAGATCAGCCGCAAGACCGGCAAGAGCATTGGTGAGTTGAAGGAGGAAATGGCCCAGGGAGCTATCTCTGCGGACATGGTTGCGGACGCGTTTGCTTCTGCCACGGCCGAGGGTGGCCGGTTCTATGGGGCGATGGACGCCCAATCCCAAACCTTTAGCGGCCAGTTGGCGACCATGCAGGACGGGATCGCGAACCTGAAAGGCCTCCTCGCCACTGGTGTCACCGATGCCTTGGCGGGCACAGTCATGCCGATGGCCAACGGCTGGATCGACGAGCTGACTGCCGCGATTGAAGAAGGCGGTGTCCCAGCCTTCATCGACACCCTCGGCACGATCTTGCAGGAAGCATTGGCGTTCATCGCCGAACAGCTCCCGGCCGTGGTCGAAGCCGGCATGACCATCCTCACCAGCCTCCTCGAAGGCATCATCGCCGTGCTGCCACAGCTCGCGGAAACTGCCGTCACCCTGGTGGTGGCGCTGGTGGAGGCGATCATCGAAGCACTCCCAGCGCTCCTTGAGGCGGCGATTCAGATTATTGCCACCCTCGTCACTGGCATCGCCGAAGCGCTGCCGGAGCTGATTCCGGCCGCAGTGGAGATGCTGATGGCGCTGGTGCAGGGTCTGGTGGACAACCTGCCGCTCCTGCTGGACGCTGCACTCCAGTTGATTCTCGGGTTGGCTGAGGGACTGCTCACGGCAATCCCCGTGTTGATCGAGGCTCTCCCGGCGATCATCGAGGGCATCATCACGTTCCTGGTTGGCGCGATCCCACAAATCATCCAAGCAGGCATCCAGCTCTTGACCGCACTGATCGGTGCCTTGCCGCAGATCATTACGTCGATTGTGGCTGCGTTGCCGCAGATCATCACCGCCATCATCAATGGCGTCGTCAGCGCAATTCCGCAGTTGATCAACGCTGGTATCCAGTTGCTCACGGCCCTGATTGGTGCCTTGCCGCAGATCATTACGACGATCGTGGCTGCGTTGCCGCAGATCATTTCGGCGATCATCAACGGGATAGCGGGGGCGATCCCGCAGCTCGTGCAGGCAGGCATCCAGCTGTTGACGGCGCTGATTCAGAACATGCCGCAGATTGTCTCCACGATCGTCGCGGCGATCCCGCAGATCATCACGGGCATCGTGTCAGCGGTCGGTCAGGGCGTGTGGCAGATGGCGGAGGCCGGTGCGAACCTCGTGCGCGGCCTGTGGAACGGTATCCAGTCGTTGGCGGGTTGGCTGTGGGATCAGGTCTCCGGCTGGATCAGCAGCATTTGGGACGGCATTACCGACTTCTTCGGCATTCACTCGCCCTCCACGGAAATGGCGTGGGTCGGCTCGATGCTCGTCGAAGGCCTCGCCGGCGCCATCCGTACGGATGGGCGCAAAGCCACAGACGCCGCCACCACGCTGGCCGCCGACACGTTGGACGCGTTCAGCGAGCTGGCCGACGGGGTGGACGTGCCCATCGACGCCACCGCCAACCTCACTATGCCCACAGTTGACCTCACCCCGGCCGCAGCCGTCAGCGCCGCGATGTCCGCACAAGCGGCTCGTGACCAGACGGTGGATGTGGAGGGGATCGTCGATACGACCGCGCGCAGGTTGCTCAGCTCGCTGGATATTCAGGTGGTGCTCAACGACGGCACGCTGGTCGGCAAACTCGCCCCGGCCGTGAATACCCGGCTCGCCAAGCTGTCGCGCCGTGACCTCGCCCTGACAGGAGGAACCTAATGTTCGCCTTCACCCTCAACCACACCATCTCCTCCCGCACGTTGGGGTTGCGGCTGACTGCCCCCGTGGAGATACCAGTGGCGTCGCGTGTGGTCGACGATATTGATGTCGCTGGCCGGGCTGGCACCTTGACCCGGCTGGGTGGCTGGGACGACACGATTCTCACCCTCCAACTCGCTATCCCCACCGGCGACGGCATGGCAGGCTACCGGCACGCAGCACAGGCACTGATGGACGCGACGACAATCAGCCTGTCCGGCGAGCCCGGCCTGTTCCGACGGGTGAAGCACGCCGCCGTCGGTCCGCTCAGCCGTGAGTTGGCGTCGCTAGGTGTGTTCGAGGCTGAACTGATCTGCCAACCCTTCACCTACCTCACCGAAGGACTCACCCCAGTCACACTGACGAGTTCAGGGACGCTGACGAATCCGGGTCTCCTGGAGACCGCTCCTGTCATCACCGTCTATGGCACCGGCCAACTCACGCTCAGCATCAACGGCCGGCAGTGTCGAGTCAACAGCCCGGCCGGGCAGGTGACCCTCGATGCGGATCGGCTCGTCGCCCACGTCGCAGGAAACGTCCAAACCGACGCACTCACCGGGAGCTTCCCGACACTGACACCGGGAGCCAACCGGATCACTCTCGGCACCGGCATCAGCAAGGTCGTCGTCGTGCCGAATTGGCGCAACCCCTAACCACCCCGTTCGCTCAATTGTTCCTGGCCGTCCTGTGGTGGGCGGCCTTCATGCTGTTTGGAGGCATTTTGATGATCACGGTTCACGACCGCATCGCCACCGACTTCACCACCACCGGGCTGGCCGTTTTGGATCGGGAGGTGATCGACCCGGTCGTCACCGAAGAACTCTGCGGCGAATACTCGCTTACCTTCTCGTATCCGGCTGACGCGCCCGCCGCTTCACTGCTCACCCTGGAGGCGATCATCGCGTGCCCGGTGCCGGGGATGAGCCTGCGTCAAGGGTTCCGTATCCACGAGGTCACCACCACCCTCGACGGCCTGCTCGAAGTCACCGCGTTCCACCTGTTCTACGATCTGGCAGCGAACCTGATCGCCGACACGTTCGTGGTGAACAAAACCGCCAAGCCCGCACTCGACCAGCTCCTCGCAGCCGCCAACACGCCGCACAGGTTCACCGCCACCAGCTCCGACACCACGACTCGGGCGAGTGCTCGGGTGGTGCGGATGCCCCTCGCTCAAGCTGTCATGGACACCGGGGAAGACAATACGTTCGCCTCCCGCTGGGGTGGTGAGATAACCCGGGACAACTGGCACATCCACCACGCCACACAGCGTGGCCAGGATCGGGGCGTGGTGATCCGCGACCGGAAAAACCTCACCGGCTACCAAGCCTCTATCGACTTCTCCACGGTCGTGACGAGGATTCTTCCGGTCGGCTACGACGGCCTTCTCCTGCCCGAACTCTATGTGGATTCCCCGAAGCTCGGTGCGTATGCGACTCCGCGTATCCGCGTGATGCGCTACGGCGACGTGAAGGAAATCAAAGACCCCGAGCAGCCCCGCGAGGACGAACTCCCACTCGATCAGGCGTATACGGAGCTGCGCCGCCTCGCCGCCCTCGAATACTCCGCCCGGCATGTGGATGAGCCATCCGCCTCGTACAAGGTGTCGTTCGTCGACCTGGCTACCACCGTCGAGTACGTGGATTTGGCCGAGTTAGAGACAGTGCTGCTCGGAGACACAGTCACCGTCCGCCACACCGACCTCGGCGTGGCGCTGTCAGCGCGGGTGGTGGGCTACGACTACGACCCCCTCCGCCAGGCATACCTGTCCGTAGAGCTTGGCAGTGTTGCTGGGAAGTTCACCACCGTCACCCGCCAAGTCAAAACCGCCGTCAACACGGCTCGGCAGGCAGAAGATGTGGCGGGGTTTGCCCTCGCGTCGGCGGATGGGAAGAACACCAACCACTACGGCACCACCCAGCCCGCCAATGCCAGGCTGGGTGACACGTGGTTCCGGCAAAACGGCGAACAGGTCGAGATCTGGATCTACCAGCTCACCGACACCGGCACCCCCGGCTGGATAGCACTCGCCACCGATCTGAATCATGCCCAGGTCCAGGCCGAACTCGACGCCGCCCGCACGCAAGTCGACCACGCCCTCGCCGCTGCCCACGACGCGCAGACCGCCGCCGACCAGGTGCATCAACGTCTCGCCACCGCGCAGGTCGAGATTGACCAGGCCAAGGCTGCTGCCGCAAGTGCGACGGAGCTGGCGCAAGACGCCCATGACATCGCGGTGACTTCGGATGGACAGCTCACGGTTGCTCTTGTCGATCCGACTGCGGCGGACGCCGCCGACCGGCCAGAGGGTGCGCTGTGGCAAGTGCGCGCCGATGGCGTGATCGCCCGCCAATATATCCTCACCAACAACCAATGGGAACAAACACCGGTCGGTGCCGCGATGATCGGGCCGAAAGCGATCAGCCAAGCACACATCGGAGACACTGCCATCGGCACCGCACACATCGCAGACGCCGCCATCACCGACGCGAAAATCAGTTCACTGTCGGCAGCCAAGATCTCCAGCGGCTATCTCGCTGCTGGACGGATTGCTGCCGGCTCGATCACCTCCGACAAGCTGACCATCGCGAGTGGGTTCATCACCACCGCAATGATTGCCAACGCCGCGATCACTGATGCGAAAATCGGGTCGCTGTCTGCAGCGAAGATCACCTCGGGCTATTTGGCTGCTGGGCGGATTGCAGCGGGATCGATAACGAGCGACAAGTTGACGATCGCCAACGGGTTCATCACGACGGCGATGATCAAGGACGCGGCGATCACCAGCGCGAAGATCGCTGCGCTGGATGCGGGCAAGATCACCACCGGCTATCTCTCGGCGAATCGGATTGCGGCGAATTCGATCACGGCCGACAAGCTCGCAGCCAACGCGATCCAAGTGGGCTTGGCCGGATGGAACCAGTCGATCCGTATTTCGCCGACGCAGATCGCCTGGTACAACGGCTCCACCTTGGAAGGGACAATCTCCAGTTCCGGGATGAAATTCTGGTACGGCACCCGCTACATCGGGGAGATGGCACGCCGTGCCCACAAGGACAAGCCCGACGTGCAAGGCGTCGTCAACCAGGTCGCCTATCAAGGCGACTATGTGGCCTGGACATACCAGACGGTTTCCGGCGGGGACTACTTCACCTGCCTCACCTTGGATCCGAAGGGACGCTTCTACGGCAAGGCCGGCATCCATCTCGGTGCTGACTTGCGCACCAACGGCTACAAGTTCTACACCACCGGCTCGCGCTACGTGACCTTGCAGGATGCGACGCTCACCGGGAAAGGCACCTACGCCGGGTGGGCGTCGAGCAATGGGCTGGCGAAGGTCGTGTTCCACACCTATGACCTGATGGTCGTCACCAATGGGTCGTATTACAACATGACCCGCCTGTTCGACCGTGTCGGGGACTTGATGAGCCGGATGAACTCGCTCATCGGGCTGTTCAACCGTGGCTGGATCACCTCGATCTCCGGATCAGGGTCGAACATCACCTGGCAGTACTACTCGAACACCGGACTGTCCACCATGCCCACCACCCTCAGCTAAGGAGAACACCTATGCGCATCATGCTCGCCAACCAGTATCTGCAGCCGGTCGCCGAGCTGCTCACCGAAATGCCTCTGAAAGCCTCGCAGTCCAGGGCACGGTCGAAACTGCTCACCCTCGTCACACAAGCCCTCGCCAGGTTCGGGGAAGACGAATACGCCCTGGTGGCCGAATACGCCGCCCGTGACGACCAGGGCAATCCCGTCCTGGACGCGGATGGCACATTCCGGCTTGCTGATCCCGAGCAGGCCGGCGAGTTCATGACCGCCCGCACCCGGCTCCTCGAATCCCTGGCCGAGGTGTCCGGACCCACCTACGACACCCACCTGGCCGACCTGAAGGCCATGTTGGACGGCTACGACGGTGAACTGTCCGGCCAGACGGCGGAGGCGTATGACGTGCTCTACGACGCCATCACCACTGCGAGCGGGAAGGACGAATCATGACCGCCCCTGAAACCGACCCCAGCACTGAACCAGCCGAAGCAACCCAGTCGGGTGAGCTGGTGGAGCCGGTTGGGACGGTGGTGGAACATCCGATCACCCCGATCGTCTCCGACACCACACCAACACCCGCCGCAGCCGTGCTGCCTGAGAAGCCGGAGCTGATGGCCCCGGTCGTGGAAAGCCTGGATTTAACGATGCCGATCCTGGAAGTCCTGACCCGCCCCAACATCTAACCCGCGCCGCACGGCGCATCCACGTCTGCCTTCACCCGTGTCGGGTGGGGGCATTTTCTATGCCCACCCACCCTTCGGAAGGAAACACTCCATGTCTTTGAACGCTCTCTGGCACACCATCCAAGCCGGCATCGCCAGCCTCGGCGCATGGGTCGCCGCCTACCTCGGCGGACTCGACGGCCTCATCTACGCCCTGATCATCTTCGTCGCCGCCGACTACATCACCGGAGTCCTCGCGGCCATCAACGAACGCCGCGTCAGCTCAGCAGTCGGCTTTCGGGGCATCTCCCGCAAGATTCTCATCTTCACCTTGGTTGGTCTCGCACACCTGATCGACACCCAAGTCATCGGCACACCCGGCGTGCTACGGGCAGCGGTCATCTTCTTCTACCTATCCAACGAAGGCATCTCCCTGATCGAAAACGCCACCCGCCTCGGCCTACCCATCCCCGCCCAAATGCGAGACGCCCTCGACGCGATCGCCAACCGCGCCGAGACCCGACCGCCGCTGACCGAACCACCAACCGCTGAAAACCCAACCGAAAAGGAGAATCACTGATGAAAAATTGGAACACCCTCGAGGCCGACATCGACCTCATCATAAACAAGCACTACACCCCAGGCAGGAACGGCCGAAAGATCGATAAGGTCATCATCCACCACAACGCAGGCAACCTCACCATCCGTGGCTGCTGGGACGTGTGGCAAAACCGCCAAGCAAGTGCCCACTATCAAGTCCAATCCGACGGCACAATCGGCCAGCTCGTGTGGGACTCCGACACCGCTTGGCATGCCGGAAACTGGGATGCCAACACCACCAGTATTGGTATCGAACATGCAGACGCCACCACAAACCCCTGGAGCGTATCCCAAGCCTGCCTCGATAACGGAGCACACCTGGTCGCAGCCATCTGCAAGTACTACAAGCTTGGTCGCCCCGCGTGGGGTAAAAACGTCTTCGGACACTCCCACTTCTCCGTCACCGAATGCCCAGCATCCCTCGCCGGATCCCAACACCAGGCGTATATGGCACGCGCCGGGTACTGGTACGACCAGATGAGTGGCACCACGCCGACACCCAAACCGCAACCCACGCCAGCACCAGCACCGGCTGTCAATATTGATGCGTTGGCTGATGCGGTCATCCGTGGTGACTACGGCAACGGCGAGGAACGCAAGCGCCGCCTCGGGGCGAATTATGCCGCCGTTCAGAAGCGTGTCAACGAGAAACTCGCAGGCAAAACCACGACCAAGCCCTCCGTCAATATCGATGCGCTGGCTGATGCGGTGATTCGCGGCGAGTACGGCAACGGTGACGAACGCCGCCGCAGGCTCGGTGCGAACTATGCCGCCGTCCAGAAACGTGTGAATCAGAAACTCGGCTACTAAACACTCCATCCCAACCGATGACTCAATGGCCCCGCTGCTGCCCTTCGAGGTGGTGGCGGGGCCTTTTTCGTTTTCCTGGCCAAGGGGGGTGGGTGGTTATAAATCGGTGTGGCTCGAAGCCCTGTCAGTAGAGACCTACTGACAAGGAGAGCGCCGTGGCGAGTGAGATTACCCGTGAGCAAGTGATGGAGCTACGCCGCCGAGGCGCGTCGTATGGGCAGATCGCCACCAGTTTGGGCATGTCACGCAACACGGTGAAGTCAATCTGCCGCAGAGCCGACATCACCACCGCCCCGGCAGTCGAGTCTGAGCCTGCAAAGGTATGCGAACAGTGCAACGGCCATATCGAGCCAGCGGTAGCAGGGCAAAGGTTCTGCTGCGATGCGTGCCGCCTGGCGTGGTGGCATGCCCACCCGGAGCGGCTCAACCGGCAAGCGATCTACACCTTCACCTGCGCCGCCTGCGGTGAGAGTTTCGATGCCTACGGAAACAAGCACCGCAAGTACTGCTCGCACCCGTGCTATATCCGCCACCGCTTCAACACCCGAGGCGGCAGACCATGACCAGCGAGATCTTCGATGTCGAAGTCGACCTCACCCGCCAGGTCGCCTTCATCGATCAACTTGCTCAGGCCGGTGCGCTCACCGAACAGGAAGCGAACACCGTTCTCACCCGAATCGCAGACGAGTCGGCAGCTGTGGTGGGGGCGCTGATTGTGCGGGTTCGACTGGATAAAACCCGGGTTTAGAGCGTACATGGATACAACCACCAAACCCCTAGCCAACAAAGGAAAACGAAGGGCGAAAGGAGATTGATGCACATGGGTGAGATGAGGGTGATCCCAGCAAAACTAGCCCGGCCACAGCGGCTGAAGGTTGCGGCCTATGCGCGGGTGTCGACCGAGCACGAACGCCAGTTGTCGTCGATTGCCGCCCAAGTCTCGTACTACTCTCATCTGATTCAATCCACCCCTGGTTGGGACTATGCGGGTGTGTTCATCGACGAAGGTATCACCGGCACCTCCACCAAACACCGCGACGGATTCAATGACCTCATGGACACTGCCCGGGCGGGTGGCATCGATGTGATTTTGACGAAGTCGATCTCCCGGCTCGCCCGCAACACCGTTGACCTGCTCGAGACTGTGCGTGAACTGAAAGCCCTGGGTGTGGCGGTGCGGTTCGAACGTGAACAGATCGACACCGCCACCGCTGACGGTGAACTCCTGCTGACCCTGTTGGCATCGTTTGCACAGGAAGAATCCCGATCCATGTCAAAGAACGTCAAATGGGGGATCAGGAAGAAATACGCCGACGGAGCCATGCACTCGCGCCAACCCTACGGCTACCAATACGTGGGTAGTGACTTGGTCGTCATCGAGGCCGAAGCCGAGATCATCAGAAGGATATTTGCGGAGTTCCTGGCGGGCATCTCACCCGAAGCCACAGCCGCCCAGCTGAATGCTGAAGGGATCACGCCCAGGCGTGGAGCCAAGTTTCGTGGGAAGACGATCCGTAAATGGCTCGAAAACGAAATCTACACCGGCCGCGTGATTCTGCAAAAGTACTATCGGCCAAAAGTGTCAGAATCGAACTGTCATACCAACACTGGCGAGCTGCCACGCTACCTCGTCGAGGAATCCCACCCGGGGATCATCGACCAAGCCACGTTCGATGCCGTCCAAGCCGAGTTTGCCCGGCGCAGACATCTTGGACGTGGAGCCACACCCTCAGGTGGAACTACCGGGCTCACATCTCGGATCGAATGCTCTGTCTGTGGCAGGTTCTATCACCGTCGCACCAAGAAACGCCGCGCGTCGACATACAAGTTCTGGTGGTGCGAAACCGCCACCAAAGGCAAAGGCAACCCCTGCCGGGCACCCCAAATCCGAGAAACACACCTCACCAGGGTCTGTGCCAGCGTGCTCGGCCTCGACGACTGGGACGACGAGCACGCGCTCACGCACCTGACAAAGATCGTCGTCAACGCCGACCGCACACTCACCATCCACACCACCAGCGGCGAAGCACCAGTGACGGTGAGCCTGGACGAGAGGAGCGCACGATGACCACGACGCAAATTCGGCGCAAGCGGGTTACCGCGATACCTGCCACGAAAACACCCGGACACAATGCCACGGCCCAGGGTGTTCAGCGTCGGCGTAGAGTGGCGGCCTACGCGCGGGTCTCCACCGAAGCTGAGGAACAAGCATCCTCCTATGAGGCGCAAATCGACTACTACACCCGCCACATTCAATCGCGTAGCGAGTGGGAATTCGCAGGCATGTATGCCGACGAAGGCATCACCGGCACCACCACCAAACACCGCGAGGGCTTCAAAACCATGATCGCTGACGCCCTTGCCGGAAAAATCGATTTGATCCTCACCAAGAGCGTGTCCCGGTTCGCCCGCAACACCGTCGATACCCTCACCCACGTCCGCCAACTCAAAGACGCAGGCGTGGAGGTCTACTTCGAAAAAGAAAACATCTGGACCTTGGACTCTAAAGGCGAACTACTCATCACCATCATGAGTTCACTTGCCCAAGAAGAATCCCGCTCCATTTCTGAGAACGTCACCTGGGGTCACCGGAAACGCTTCGCCGACGGGAAAATCATGGTGCCCTACTCAGCCCTGCTCGGATACAAGAAAGGCGAGGACGGAAACCTCGCCATCGACGAAACTGAGGCCCCGATCGTGCGGCGCATCTACGCCCGCTTCCTTCAAGGTGCAACCCCGCAAACTATCGCCAAAGAACTCACCGCTGATCAGATCCCAACCCCGCGTGGCAAACAAATTTGGTCGCCCTCTACTGTTCGTTCGATC